CACGCTTTTGCGTGATCTATGGGTTTGAACCCTAATAACGATTTAACGTTATCTCTCTGTTACACGACTATATAATTGGAGTCGTTTCTATCGGGAAATAAATTGTTGCCCGAGTGACAGCCATACGTCGAGCTCTGCTCGTGAACATCTGCTTCGGCAGATATACCGGAGGGCGCTATGCCTAATAAAAACATAAATAGGCAAAGCTATCAGCCCCGTTACTTATACATCAAGAACGGCGCTGCATACCCCTGGCAACTGGTGGTAACTCTCAATGAGGTTCACAACCTCACGAAAGCTATTACTTACGGTAACGTGACGCCAAACTTCGGTAAGAAGAAGCGTCTTGGTCAATATATCAGTCCTCTCGATTATCAGTATGATTATGATAACCGACGTATCTTCCCTGGTTCGTTTCGACGACCAGATATATACGATCAGGGGAACTGGTCAGTTGGCAACTGCTTATCTGTCCTTTCGGGCAGTCTAGGTATAAACACGAATCCTGATTATAAATGGGCCTCAAATTTGGAGCGTGTGGGTTTAATCTCACAGGCCAGGTTAAAAGCTTACAATAAAATGAAGGAATCGAGTTTAAACCTCGGTCAAGCTCTCGCAGAATCTCGCGAGACCGTCGGCACCATATTAGGTGTCGCTAAGCGTGTAGGTAAGTTCGGCTATCTCCTTAAAAAGGGAAAGTTCGGATCTGCCCTCAAATCGCTTGGTCTTAATAGCCCACGTCGGGCTATGAAGAACGCTCAGGATTGTTGGTTAGAGGCCCGTTACGGGATTAGACCATTACTTTCTGATGCTTATAATGCAGCTGAGGCACTAACTCTGCTTTCTGACGACAGTCAGGAGTGGATTATTAGGGCTGGAGCACGTTCTGATATCGTCAGATTTAATGACGTTCAGCGTGTCTTTTTAGATAACAACCGCGTTCTGTGTAGTACCTATACAGAGCGTATGTCTGTTGCTAAGATAGTCGTTCACGCCTTGCTCACAGATCATCGTAGGCATAACCAGACTTTGTTGGGTTTAACAAACCCGTTGAGTCTGGCCTGGGAACTGCTACCCCTTAGTTTTGTTGCAGATTGGTTCGTTCCAATCGGCAAATGGGCTGGCTCGCTTGATGCATTCAGCGGTCTCACATTTTTACGTGAATCGCAGAGTTTCCATCAGACGAGTGTTGTCAATCGCGACGTCGTCCTCCTTAAAAAGTGGACAAAATCTTCGCCCGACTCGTCGGGTTACGATATTGCGTCGCACAAGGATAGTGCAAGCGGCATTCGCGGAGACCGTCAGTCCCTTGGGACTCCGACCTACGCGAATATGTATTTCCGCCCACATATTCCAAACGCCAAACAACTCGTTGACGCAGTGGCCTTAATCGGGCAATTGTTTAAATGAGTTATGCTCAATGTTGAGCACAATCGTAGCGGTTTTTCGCTACCCATAGAAACAAAGGTAATACAATGCCTAATCGTAGCTCTATAACCATCAATGATGGTCAAGCAGTCCCAGCCGCGCACGTTTTCACGCCCGACGGCCAGTATGGTGATGTTTCAAGCTTCCAGGATACTTCTGGCGGTACACCAATTGGTTATTGGCTTTTGAAAGTTGGTGTACGCAAACCAGTTCCTGGTAGTGCAGCACCTGTTCATAAAGTCACCCTGAGCATTATGCGTCCTACCATGGACGTAACTGCTCCGAGCACAGGTACCGGTATTCAACCCGCACCATCTGTTGCTTATTACTGCACCAGCAAGCATGAGTTCCTCCTGCCCGCTCGGTCGACGCTGGCAGAGCGTAAGGATATCCTGGCCTTGGCCAAGAACCTCCTCGCTAACTCTGACATCGTAACTGTCGTGCAGAACTGTGAAGGGTACTGGTAAACCCAGTGTCCCGTCGTTCAGTTCTTAACAACAAACAAGTGGTCGAATTCTTCGGCTACAATACTATTGAGGTCTCCTTATGGTTATTCAAAGCAGTAAAGGTAACAATAATCCTTATCGGATTAGTGGTGTGCCTTCTATTTCTGATATCGTCGATAAGCTTTCACCTACCGACTCTTCCGAGGATGCAGCAATTGCAGCCTTCTTCAACGAAGGGGTTGATTACCCCTACGATGCCGGAAGTTTCAGAGACGCCTACCTTAGACTCCAAGTTCTGTCAAAGTATAATGACGGAAGCCCAGAGTTGCTTAAGGAACGCACAGACAGAGCCTTTCAAGGCTTTGTAGAAGGCGAACGACTCTGCCAAATGACGAATCGTCTCTTCAGCTCCAAGTGGCCATGTCATACAACTGACGTGTCCATTCACAGTTACATTGCTGTAGCTGCGAAGAAAATCTCGGATCTGCTGGGTACATTCGACATGGAGTCGTTTATAGCTGGTGTTGACTTCGGTCCTGGGGCCTCTACGAGGCTTGCTAGGGCAAAAGCGGACTTGCTGTATAAATTTCAGGGAAATCCTGAAGCCACACATTCTTGTGCACCGTATTATGAAGCGGCCCGGATGTATTTCGGACCCTCCTTCTTTGACGGATTCGGCGACGTGAGTTACCGAAGCACAAACAAGCTAGTTACAGTTCCGAAGAACAGCAAAACCGAACGCGTTATTGCGATCGAACCTGACCTTAATATGTTTTTTCAAAAAGGTATTGGTTCCATGATTAGGCGTAAGCTTAAGCATGTCGGTATTGATCTGGATGATCAAACACTAAACCAGAGACTGGCACGTGTTGCGTCCATTACGGAAGACCTGGCGACGATTGACTTAAAGTCTGCCAGTGATAGTGTTTCACTAGAAATAGTGAGGGCTTTACTTCCTCCTGATTGGTATGAGCATTTGTTTAATTTACGCTCACCAGCGGGTGTTCTGCCGGATGGTAGTATTGTTAACTACCAGAAATTCAGCAGTATGGGTAACGGCTACACGTTTGAGCTTGAGAGTTTAATCTTTTGGGCTTTGGCGTCTGCTGTAATCACACTTGCTGACTGTAAGCGTCGCGAACTCGGAGTTTATGGAGACGATTTGATCGTTCCTTCCGAGGTGGCACCTGAATTGATCATCTTACTCGACATTTGTGGTTTTAAGACCAACATCGATAAGACCTTTATCAGGGGCCCCTTTAAGGAAAGCTGCGGTAAGCACTTCTTTAAAGGTGTCGACGTGACACCGTTTTATATCAGAAGGCCTATTAATAGACTGCATGAGTTGTTCTTGTTACACAACAACTTTATGCGTTGGTCTGCTAATCGCGAGTTTTCTTATTGCGAAAAAGCTAAAATTGATTGGCTGCGGTCCTTTGCTCCTGTAGGATGGCAACGTCCCCGAATCCCTTTATGGGATGCCGGTGATGGTGCGTTTTGCGGGAACTTCGACGAGTGCTTACCCTCACGGGGAAGCGCGCAATCGGAGTGGTACCGTGTTAAGATACTCCAAGAACGCAATCAAACGCGTACTTCCGAGTCTCCTTCGGTTTTAACGAAGGCTCTTTGGAATCTGCGTCGTGCGTATAGCAAGCGCCAGGATCTTCCTGGAGATGCTGAATCTACGTATGTGATTATAGACGGGAAATATATCCGTCTACCCACACCTCCTGATGAATTGAAGGAGTTTATACGTAATCTTAGAGGCGAATCCAAAGTATCGTCGCGAGACGTTAACCTTGGACGCTCGGTCTATCGAGTTTGCAAAGCTCGTGTGACCCGGTGGCTAGGCTACATTCTTTACGTGTAGCAATTTGGCACGTCAACTCTGTTGACGTGGGAGTATTCCTCCATAGTTGGGCTCGCT